GATAAACTCCTCCAAGCCGCCCAATTAGGGCTGTTTCGGCAAGGCAAATTCATCATGGACTCCATAGCGTCGTTAATCGTTTCAACTATATTAAATGGTAGATAATCCGTAGCACTTTTGAGGTCTGATGATAATAGACACCAAGGTCCGAATTCGGCAGCATTACCTGTTGTAGTCCAATCTTTCGACGGGAGTTGTTCGAACCACTTATCGATACCATCTGGGACAATAGCCCATTTGGTCGGTGTGGTCGGTAATACCTTATCATACATCACTCTACGCACAACATGTGCTAAAGCCTGCAAGGCTGCGCTCGAGGTTGTTACAACTCTAACCTTGAAGCCACCACGATCGGGTACACAGATTACATTGGATCTCGGATTTTCTATCCTGGGAAACTTGTAATTCTCTATATCGTAACATGGGGCATCTGGCCAGAGTGATTCAACCAACGAGTCACAGACCGATGTACCGAGTACCTTCATATTGAAAGCCCTGCTGGCACCCTGGAGTGAATATGCTCCAGAGAAAGTCCTATGTATCTCTTTAATTTGTTTTCTCATACCACCTTCCGAACCCGTTTTCTCGAAACAGGCTGAGTTACTAGCTTCGAACGAATGTTCGTCTAGACCAAGGCATTTATCTTCAGTAATGAAAGATTTCACGACTTCTGAGTGAGCCCGGATCATACATTCCGGAGCCCTCACAAAGCCCTTGTAAACTTCAAAATGTTCAGACAATGCTTTATCCATTTCTACTGTGCCACCAGGTGGCATTGCTCTAGCAAACCGACTAAATATCAGGATTGCCGCGGAATTGCTCGATTTTGTAGCAATAGAACCGCGTAGAAATTGACTTACATCGAATACACCATCGGTGAAAAAAAGGCATATTAAAAAGTTTCGGCGGTGGAGACTCTAACTGGTGCTTACAAGCATCATATCGCAACCAAGCTGCAAAACGCTTTAGGTTTGCGACAACCAAAGCTCTGTCATGGATATATGTTCTAAGAACCCAGGCATGTAAATCTCGTAATCCGGTCATAGCCCTGCTGTTTGACGGGTTATACTCTAGATTACGCTGTGATTTAGGCCACATGGCTATCCAAGCCAGAGATAAAGAATTAAGAACTTGAACTAACTCGTTCTTTTTTACTTTATTTAGAGTCTTAATTTCGTTTAAGTTAATCCGAAGACAAGGAACCTTAAACTTTAGCTTAGTTAAACCTATT